GGTCCAGTAGTACATAACGCATACCATCTTCCTTGTATCAATTCTGTTGTTGTTCCATTATCATATGGATTAGTATATGCTGGACATGTTGGATCAAACTGAACACCAGAACTATTCCAAATATCTGTACAATCTCCAGCATTGTTTCTTCCGGCATTAACTAAAGCACTTGCACATGTAGCATTGTTTGCATAGAATGAAGTTATACCACCCATTCTTGTTAACTGAACTGATTTACAACAAGTATTTTGTATATCTATTATTGCTCTTCTAGCATCATCAACTAAAACCCAAAGATTTTGAATAGCTTCTCCAGCTGTTGTAACACTAGTATCTAAAGTTTTTGCATATCCTGCAGTAGAAACTGGTACTTGATAGTTAGCTGGTTGAGTATTTATACCAGTTGTAATATTAGCTGCAGTACCTGTAGCTGCTCTTAATGCAATAAATTGTGAATCTGTTGCTTGAACAATCTTATCTATAGGAGTAAGAACATTTTTAACAAGAACACCACTAGAATAAACTCTTGGAGTAGGTTCACCTTTTGGAGCTTGTTCTAAATTTGTAACTCTTTGTTGTAATGAACTTGTAATTGCTTGAGTTGAACCACCAGATGTAGACAGTGTACACAATAAATTTGAAACTACAGTTATCCAATCATTTAAACTTCCACCAACACTCATAAAAGTTCCGAAGCATTCTGGTATTGTAACAACACATTTAAAAACTTCTGAACAACCAAATGCAGGACTTGTACCACCTCCTGTACCTGTACCACCACCTTGATTAATAACAATGTTATCAATCATTAATTGTATTAGTTCTGTAATATTTGTTGCTGCATCTCCTACAAGGTTTGTTTGATTTATATCTGCAATATTAAATGTAATACCAGAAGTTTGTGTAGCTTGTAGTAAAACAATCTGAGTACATAATGCTGCAATAATATCACTTATTGTATCTCCTTGACATACATCTACGCATGTTAAATCTGGCCCTTGCCATACAACACAATTTGAAGAAATTGGATCACATGTGTTTACAGTGTTTGAATTAGTTGGTAACATATTTTTTAGTCTATATTAATAATATACAAATTATTTATTTATTTCTCTAGGTTAATTGGTCTTATTTTAGTTAATAGCATTTGTATTTGCAAGTCCATCATAGTTAATAATCATTCCTATACTATTACAACCTACTGCTATGTTTGATTGTATTTGAACATAATATTCAGCAGCAGCTAGTGCGCCAGTATTTAAAGTTAAAATATTAGTTCCTGAAGCAACAATTGCACCAGCATTAGTATATACCTTTATAGTATACAATATTGTATTAGGAGTTACATTAAGATTTCCTATTGTAAACCCTCCTAGTGCAGTATTATTGTTTATTATATTAGCAGTTCCGTTTAAAGCATTTGCTGGCTGATAACTTAATAGATTATGTATATTACCATTACTTCCAAAAACACCTTCTGGTACCCAAGGATTACCTCCATCATGACAAGATGTTGCTAATGGATTAACTTGTACACCACAAATTCTTCTAATACATCCTTGATCTAAATCTTCAACTTCTACACAATATCTTCCTGGCCAAACATTATTAGCATCAACTTGAGCATTATTGTTATATCCATCATAATAAACTTTAACAGAATAATTTCCTGATCCACCTATTCCTGTTCCACTTATTACACCATTATTTACATTTATATTTGATGCACTCCATATTGAAGCATCAGAAGTTGTAGGAATGGTTGGTGATGTATTTACAGTAACTACAGCAGAAACATTATTACAGAAAAAACAACTTCCATCATCAATAGATGCATTAGGATTATAGTTATCAGCAGAACTTTCAGTACAACCTGTTACACAACAATTGTTTGAACAATCAGTTTGATTTGTATATGCACCTGTTGGTGATTGAACACAACCGCAATTTGTAAAATCACAAACAGCTTTTTCATATTCTGTAGTTATTGTATATCTACCACTCTGATAACCTGCAAGTAATTGTACCATTTGAGTATAGTTAGGTCCTGTTGATGGCATAGGAGTACCTAATGTTGAAACAAAAGCAATAACATCTGACCATTTTTGATTACTAGCTGCAGTAAATAGTGTAACAGCACCATACATAATATTAATTTCTTTTACTACCATTTTAACTGCTGGTGTCATTAAGTTAAAAGTTGAATCTGAAAAACAATCACTTGATCCAGGAACATATGGTTGAGAAAAATAACTTGATGTTTTTTTAATATAAAACCACCAGTTACTAAGAAGAGAATTAGGTTGTTCAGTTGATATTACATTTAAAGCTGCATTAGGAGTAATAAATGTTTGATTACTTAATTGATTTTGCATTAATGAAGTAACTGATACTTGATTATTTGTTATTGTAGAATCAGTAACAGATCCTGGAAGACAATCCCACAATAGCGGATTTTGAGTAGCACCGATTGTAACTAAGTTTGTATCATCACAAATTACACCTAAAACAATACCTGTATTAATAGGATCTAAACTAACTGTTGCTGTATATAAATAATATGATCCTGCACATAAATTACTTATAGTTACATTAGCACCTGGACCAAAATTACTTGATTGTTGAACAATATTGTAATTAACATCATATAAAATCCAAGTATAACTAACAGGTTGTGACGTATCAAATGTTATAAAACCATCACAAATACCAGTTCCACTATTAGTAGTACTAACTATATTAGTAGCTGTAACAAAAGTAGTTCCAGGAACGTTATTACAAAATATACAACTATTGTCATCAAAATTAACAGTAGGATTATAATTTATTGCAGAAGGATTTGTACAACCATAAACTATTGTAGGACAGCATGCTGATAAGCATGTGTTATAATTTGAATATGTACCAGTGCTATCAAGTATGCATGAGCAAGATAATTGATTACAAGAACATAAAGCAACATTACAAGCAAGATCCCATCTTCCTGGTTCTGCTAAATTTAAAATACCTCTAACTGCACTCATTGAAGATGAAGAATCAACAAGGGGATATGTTATCCCATCATAACCATAAGTAGTATTTAAAAGATTTGTTATATCAACCCAACTAACACCAGCACTTGCTATGATTTGTATTACAGGATTTTGAGGTGTTAAAGCATTATTATCATATAAACTTAATGATCTCATGAAATATTTTGATGCTAGACGTGAAGTACTATAACATGTACCAGCTGCTGTATTTACCCAAAAGTAATAATTATTTGGAGAACTATCAGTTGGTTGAGTTGTAGTCCATAAATTACCAGCATTAGTAGATGTATTTGTAGATGAAAGAATAGTTGTTGATAATTCTGTTTTAGAATTACAATTATCTGTTATAATTCCAGGAACACATAAATATTCATCTGGTGCAGTATTACAACAATTAGTTCCGTTTTCACATGTAGCAGCATCAGGATAAATTCCAGTTCCATCTGTTTTTTCTATACAGTTGCAAGTTGAAACTATACCATCAGTACAAAGACAATTTGGTATTTGTAAAGCATCAGCTAAATTTAATGTCACATTTGGACATCTTGGAAATAATAAATCTTGTTGAGCTCCTTGATTTGTTCCTTGAGAAGCTAAAAATATATCTCTTACTTGAGTTGCATTTAATCCAGTAAATGTAGTTACTGCAGTATTGCTTAAATCTACCCAACTTTGACCATCAGTAATTGTACTGTTTAATGCACCAATAAAATCACCCCAATTACTTTCAGATTGAGGTACATTATTTTTACTTCCTATTGCTACTTCTCCTATTGTTCCAACAGGTTGCCAAGAAGTCCAAACAGTCGGCCAGTTATAACCATCACATTGAACATATGTGTGACTGCTATCATTATTTGTAGGATTACCTACTGTATCACCATTTGCCCATTTAAATCTTACAACAAAGTTTTGAAAATTTCCCTGTGGATCACCAGTAGAAGGTTCTATACATTGTCCTGGAAATGGGACACTACCACTAAAATATAATGAATAATCAGAAAGTAAATTATTAATATTAGCAGTTAAAGCAAAATTATCTAAAATTCCATACCAATCATTTAATGCAAATGTACCTAATCCTAATTTACTACTACAAGTATTTGTTGCTGGTACTGATGCATTACTTTCACAATCATAATTGTAAGCACAAGTACCATCATCACATGTTGCTGTTGCACTATAATTATTAGCATTTGGATCCATACATCCGTTTACACAAGGTGTACAACAACTATTCCAGTTAACATCATTTTGATATAACGCAGATCCAGGTGGATTACAATTACAATCAGCAGTAGCTGCAGGATCATAATCAGTTGCAGTAATATCTGTACAACCAGAAAATAAACAAGAACCATCATCTACTGTTGCTGTAGAATCATAATTACATGCAGTATTATCAGTACATCCGTAAATAATTGTTGCAGGTTGATCTATATTTACAGTTAGTGTTGTTCTACATGGTATTGTAGAACTATCTGTTACTGTAAGTAAATATGATCCACCACATAAACCAGTTAAATTTTGTGTTGTAGCAAATGCTGCAGAATTTTTTAACCAACTGAATGTATATGGTGATACACCACCAGTAACAGTTGTTGTAATTGTTCCATCATTATTACAATTGCCACCTGATTCAGTTGCATCAGTTGATAAATGTGCTACAGTTAAGCTATTACAATATGTGCATGATCCATCATCTGTTGTAGCTAGAGGATCAAAATTGTCTGCTGCAGAATCAGTACAACCTTTTGATTCATTACCAGATGATATAACTTTATCTACAGGTTTACAAGCTTGGAAAGGATCAACAGTACAAGCAGTTAATGACTTATCAGTAAGTGTTATATCTATTTTTTGAGATTTACATCCTCCTGTAGTAGTGATACAATAACATAAGTCTAATACTTGTGTTACATTTACAGATGCGTTTTCAATACAGTGTCTTAATAGTCCATTTTCATCAGTGTATCCAATAACTGATCCATTAAAAAGTATTGGATGATTTTCTACAGGAACACCTAAGTTATTTTTAACAACAAATAAAAAACATTCTGAATCATTACAACTAGTTAAATCTGCAAAAGCACTTAAATCATTTTGAAATATTAATGAATTAAAAAGTTGTTCTTCAGCATTAATTCCCCAACCAAATTTATCAAGACCACCAGCTTTGTTTGCATAATAAGGATTTCCTAAGCCAATATTTGATAAACTAGTTAATGTATTAAAT